TTCGGGGCCACTCGGCCGGCCTAGTAGGATTTCCCTACTATGTTTTAACGGCATAGCCATACACTCGTGTGGTTAGGCTTGGCATTCTCTAGAACGGAGCTGATATGAGTAAAGTCTTTCCACGATCTTACGTTGCGACTCGCTATGGTTGGTTCGCCAACAATAGCTTGCTGCCTCGTAGCCACTCCGCTATCGGATCTCCCAATAACTCGAGCATTGCTCGTGCTTCTTGGGTCGATTCGGTATCGGGTGGTTATCGTGGAGACTGGCGAGCTCAACTTAAGGCCCACGGGCCCGCGGTTACCTCGCTCAACGGCATCCGAACGACTATCAGCCACACTCCTGGCTCCTATTCGTGCGCTTGGGTGAATCGCAACATCTTTGCAGGTGGTGCGATTTCCTCCTATGGGTACGAAGAGGGCCATGGTGTGTTGAAGTCTTTCAGCGATGTCGATATACTCCCACCGCCTTCAGCGGTGGCTTCCGTTCGCAACGAAGCACTCAGCAAATTCTACAGGCGAGCCGAGTCAGAACTCCGCCCCTTCCAGGGCGGTGTTTTCCTCGGTGAGCTTGCTGAAGCTGTTGAGATGGTTAGGCGTCCCGGTAGATTGTTTAAGGATGGCTTACGCGATTATCTTGCCCGAGTTAGAGAACTCGGGTCTCGCTTAAGCCGTCTCCCCAAGGCTAAACGCCAAAGGGCAATCCGCCGTATGCTTGCAGACCAATGGTTGGAATACTCCTTTGGGTGGCGTCCTCTGCTCTCTGACTTACGTCAGGGGGCCGAAGCGTTAGCTCAGATCGGGCGTGTGGACCGATACATTCGTATCGAGTCCTCCTCGTCCGTGGAGTCAGGTAGTTCAGTCGTCTCACCAGAGGCGCTGGTTCTTGGTGCTAATTATCCTAAGATAATTTACACTAAGAAGGTCTCCACCCGCGAACTTTATAAGTTCTACGGTGAAGTCCGGATCTCAAACGAGCGGGCGTTTGGCGGGAAATTGGAGCTTTTCGCTCTAGACTTTCCGTCCTTTGTCCCTACCGTTTGGGAGTTGCTACCTTGGTCTTTCCTGATTGATTACTTCGCCAATGTTGGCGATGTGCTCCGTCAGACGACCTTGTCGACTGGTCAGATACCTTGGATGGCTTCTGGGACCCTCCGTGAGACTGTTGTCACACGAACGGGCACCCCTGGGTCATCTCCGGTGTCTACACCGTCGACTACCTTCCAGTACTGCTTCGCTAACGCCGATAAGCTTGAGATTCGTTCTCGCGTCATTCAGCGCCAGCCTGAGTACCTTCCTTCCGTTTCTTTCCAGGTTTCTTTACCTGGTAAGCCGGTTCAGTGGGTAAACATGCTAGCTCTTCGTGCTGCGAGTACGGCTAAAGTTTCTCGGTACCTATCAACCCTCTAACTTTGGAGTTTCCCTATGGCCTTTGCGCCTACCTCTCCGGTCACGGGCTCTGCCCAGACCGGTCTCACGACCCCTACGTATACGCTTGCTGTGGACACCGCTCCCGATAGCAATGGCAAACAGTATGCTGTCACCGCCCTTGGCGGTACGCAGACTGGCGCTATTGCTCACTCGGTCGCGGCTCCGTTCACTGCGACGTTCTTCCGGCCGAAGGTCCTCAAGACCCTCTCTCCGGTTGACCCCGTCACAGGCGTTCTGAAGGCTGTCCCACGCAACACGTACAAGCTGATCTCCCGTAAGGGAGTTCTGCCGTTGGCGGGTCAAGCGTATCAGACCATGCAAGTTTGGACCGTTATCGAGGTCCCTGCTGGTGCTGACACGGTTGACGCTGCCAACATTCGTGCTGCGTTGTCTTGTCACATCGGGCTGCTCAACCAGGTGTCTGCCGGTATCGGCGACACCGCGTTGAACGGCGTGATGTGACTTCACTAAAGCGCTCTTCCGGGCGCTTCAGTGTGACTGAGACAATACCGGGTTCCGGGATTCCGGACCCGAAATGGAGCCTTTTCGTATGGGTGCTTACTCTGCTCTTTATGCTCACCTTCTGGACGACCTCGCTTGTGATCCTTCGGTACTCCCTGATAGAGGATTTAAATCCCCGTCAGGTTGGCCAGGGATCACGGTGCGAGAGTTCGCGGCTCAGCGACTTCTGGAATCGTTCCTGAAGAAAAATCAGGATCGAGAATCAGAAAACGCTGAAGCCGTCGCGGTTGCCACTTGGCGCTCTTGCAATGACCAATGCAAGGGCTGGCGACCACAGTCGAATACCTCTGCTGATGACCTACTCCTCGGCGAATTTCGCCGATTCTGTTGGGATATCTTTGGCAGTGGTAACCTTATCAAATCGTGGACGCAAGTCCATGATCTTGGTAGGGTCGGACCGGGTTCAAGCTTGGGAGCTCGCGGTACAGACATGTACAGCAAGCTTTTTAGCTCCGGTCTCGCTTCGACGAACGACGTCCTCCACACTCTGTGGAACCACAACGTACGCGAGCACAACCTCTGGTTTCAAGCCGACATTTGTCGGTCAGAGGTTCACTCCCCGTTGTTGGTAGAAGGCTCACGCCTGTCCTTTGTCCCTAAAAACCGCGACACACGGCGTTCCATATGCGTTGAACCTACACTAAATGGTTATTACCAGTTAGGTATAGGTAACGTGCTCGCATCTCGACTTGGCCACAGGTTGGGTATCGCTTTAGATACGCAACCTGAGTCAAACCGAAAGCTTGCGAAGCTCGGATCGATCGATGGCTCCTTTGGAACTATCGATCTATCCAGCGCCTCAGATACGATCGCATACGACTTGTGTCGGTGGGCTTTGCCCCCCGACCTTATGTATGCTATCGATCTCACGAGGTGCCAATTCACTTCCTATAAAGGGGAGCGGATTGAGCTTCATATGGTCTCGTCTATGGGGAATGGTTTTACCTTTCCTTTACAGACGGGTTTATTCGCCGCGGTGGTTCATGCCTGCGCGAGCTTGGAGGGTTTACCTCTGACTCGCGCTGACTCTGTGGATCCCAATTGGGGTGTGTTTGGCGACGATATAGTTGTACCCTCCAAAGTGTACAACCGTGTCGTTCGTCTACTCACCTTGCTTGGTTTCCGCGTGAACCTGGAGAAGTCGTTTAACGACGGCTTCTTCCGCGAGTCCTGTGGTGAAGAGTACTATTCTGGTACTCACCTGCGTGGCGTCTATATTAAGACACTACGCACCCAGCAGGACAGGTATGTCGCAATCAATCGGCTCCTGGAGTGGTGCGCCGAACATTCCATCAAGTTGCCTCGTGTGCTCAACGCACTCAGGGCGACTGTCAAGGATGTTCGTGTACCACCTTACGAGTCGTACGATTCCGGCATTCGTGTTCCGGTATGCCTCGCGTCGCCAAAGCGTCTTCACCGATACCACGGTTCTTACGGGTATTACCCGTTCGTCCCGAGGTTAAGTAAGATACGCTATGACGATTCGAATATACCGTCCGCACGAGCCCGGAGAGACGGTCACATATACAACCCTTCCGGGTTGTTGTTGTGTCTACTCTCAGGGCACCTTAAGGACCATAGCTTCGCTGTTAGAAATAACAGTGTTCGCTATGTGCAAAGGCTGACAGTCGCTCCCTCCTGGGATAGATTGTCAGAGGTCAACCTGGTTAAAGCCAGGTTTGGTTGGGCACAGTGGGTAACCACTGTGAAAAATCATCTTCCGTAAGGTCGATGACCCAGGGATTTAGTTCCCAGTCGAGCAGCC